CACAATGGTTCGGAGTCCCCCAGCGTAGGAGAAGAGTATTCGTCATCGCTTGCTGGGATCCTTCAATCATTGCCAGAAGTGGAGGAAAAATACTACCTGTCCCAGAAGACAGCAGCGGGAATATTAAAAAGAGCAGAAAAAAAGGGAAACAGAATTCCCGAGCCGTTAAGGACGGCGCTGGTGAGGCTATCTGGTACGGACAGTCAGGACACAGCAAATGGACAGAGGGTGGAATAACACTTGCTGCAACAGATTATAAAAGACCAGAGAGAAACTTTATACTAGAGCCTTTTGTTAAAACAAAGAGGGCACAAAGTGTTGATGATAATGAATCATGGGTTTCTGGGGTTGTTTCTCCAACCTTAAATACTTTTGATAACACTGGAGAGTCTAGGGCTACTGTCCTAGTGTTTCAGCCAGGTGTTATGGTTAGGCAAGGTGGTGGTGTTAGTGATGAGACCTCGCCAACGCTTAGAGCTGAGCATCACAACGGTGACAATATGCCACATGTTATGATTGTTGATGGAACTAGGGTTAGTGATCTTAGAATATATGAAGATGGCACGGTGCCAACTCTTAAGCACAGAATGGGCACTGGTGGTGGTCAGGTTCCTCTTGTTGGTGAGCCTGTCTATAGCTTTCATATTAAACAAGACCCTATATCTGAAGAGAACAAGTCAATTTGTATAACCGAACAAATGGGTGTTGGTGTTGCAATACCGATTCAGGGAACAATAATTGGTCGTGCTGATACTTCTGGTCCGCAGGGTAAAGGCTTTGGAGATAGCGGAGATCCTTCATATACTCTTGATACTATTTCTCAACATGGTGTTATGACACCAGAACTGGTATTAAGAAGGTTAACCCCAGTTGAATGTGAAAGGCTTATGGGTTTTCCAGATAACCACACAGCAGTTGATTATTCTGGTAAAAAGATAGCTGATACGAATAGATATAAAATGTGCGGTAATGCAATTGCCTCACCAGTTGCTGAGTGGATTGGCAAGGAGTTGTCAAAGTGGACAGAAAACTAAAGGTGTATTTTGCTGGACCTGATGTGTTCAGGCAAAATCCACAGGAGTATTTTGACGAAATAGCTTTACAGTGTGTTAAGCACGATATTATTCCAATGTTTCCATTTGATGCTTTATTTATAAAATCAGATTCGATATATCTTCATAATTTAGATTTATTAAATAAGTGCGATATTGTTTTGGCTAACATTATTCCATTTAGAGGGCCATCAGTTGATCCAGGTACTGCTTTTGAGATCGGTTACGCTAAATCTTTAGATAAGCCAGTTATTGGATATACATCACAACTAAAACAAAATTATAAAGAGAGGGTCACAGAAGATATTTTAAATATGTCTGAAGATTACCCTTATGTTGAAAATTTTGGTCTAATTGACAATTTAATGATTGCACATGCCTGTGACTTTATATTTGACACTGTTGATAAATCACTTGCTAGAATTAAAACTCATTACAACTGGCTTCTAGATGAGCAAAGAATCTAAATGGCTTCGTGTTGCAGAGGAGATTGGTGCAACATTTTCAACATGTAGCAGAAGAAAATATGGTGCGATAATCATCGCCAGCAATGGCCGGATAATTGGTGTTGGCTATAACGGTTCTGCCCCAAATAGTGTTCATTGTATTGATGGTGGGTGTCCTAGAGCAAACAGCTCTGTGCCTCATGGAAGTACGTATGATAATTGCATAGCAATACATGCAGAGGCTAATGCGATAATATGGAGTGATCAAGCAATGAGGACTGGTGCAACATTTGTTGTAAATGGTCCTCCTTGCTTTGGGTGTGCAAAATTAATATCTTCTTCTGGTATTTCTAAAGTTATTTGTAAACACGATGATGAATACCATGAATTTGATGCTATCATATCATTCTTGGAAAGTTTAAATATTGAAGTAAAGGTTATAAAAAATGGCTGACATAATTGTTGATGAAGAATTTCTCGCCAGACAGATGGGCGATAAGGCAAAAGAATTTATTGAATGTATGAGGATTGTGCAGGATATAATTGACAACCCAGATCACTATGTTGGTATGCAGGCTATTAAATATGCAAACATACTTGCTGCCTATAGAACACAGATGATAATTAAATCTCAAGCTTTTAAACGCAAATCAACTATTATGAATGAGCAGGACAAGCTTGTCAATGATATTTGGAAAACAATGTACGAGGCTCTTGCTGAGAACATCAATGCTTTAAAAATAGCAAGTAAAGGAACACACAGTTGAAATCACTAAAAGCCCTCAGGGCACCAAAGGTTGAAAAAGAACTTAAATCAGATGAGCAAATCACTGAGGAGTTTTTAAAGTCCATTGATGATCACTTAGAAAAAAGGAATTCGCCAACGACAAAGAAGGTCGGTGGTTTCCACCCCAGTTATACAAACCAGTGCCCTAGATATTGGCATTATTTATTTGAGGGTACTGAAGTAACCACTTCATTTAATCCCCAGACATACCGTATTTTTGATAATGGTCATGCTGTTCATGATCGGCTGTATGGTTATTTTAGAGAAATGGGTATATTGGTAGCAGAAGAAATACCTGTAACACATAACGAACCCCCAATTGAGGGCACTGCTGATGGTATAATTGACTGGTACGGGCATAAATTAATAGAACTAAAGTCAATCAGCTCAGAAGGCTTTCATTACAGACAGCTTTATAAGAAACCAAAAGACGACCACTACAGACAAGCCCAAATATATATGAGATGCTTGGATCTTCCAAGCGGTTATGTTATTTATGAAAATAAAAACAATCAAGAAATACTGCCTATATATATAGAGCGAGATGAAGCGTTTATAGACAAGTTGTTTGTCAAATATAATAAAATCTATAACGACTTTAAAGAAGGCAATTTGCCTAAACAGCCTTACAAGAGAACATCTGCTAATTGTTCTAATTGTGATCTGGCTGATAAATGCTGGTCGGGGAATGTCTGAGGGTGAATTAAGGAAATGTTCTAACGAAGATTGTGGTAAAGACTTTGTTGCAAAAGTCTATAATTCTATTTACTGTTCACCAGAGTGTAGAAAAATAATCACAAACAAAAAGCTGCTAGAAAACTACTACAGAAAAAAAGAAAACAAAACAAAGAAGAGAGTTTGTAAAACAAAAGAGTGTACAACTGTTTTATCAAAGTACAACAAAGAAGATATTTGTGAACTTTGTAAAACAGAAAGGTATATTAAAAGATTAGTTGGATGGGGTTGGGACGAAAAAAAACTCAGGGATGAGTTATAATATAGATGTGAATTTGAAAAACATCGTAAACCCAAACAGATGGGATAAGTTGCTTGCTATAGACCCCGCTTCACACTCTCTTGCTTGGGCCGTCATTGATTCCGACAAAAATGTTATAGATGTCGGAAAAATTATCTTTGATAAAGACAAAGATGTTTCAGAGAAGTTAGCAAAAATAGCTACTGGCATCAATTCAATAATTGATGAACATCACCCAGATGTTGCTGCTATTGAGCAGTCTGTTTATATTCAGAACTTTCAATCAAGCCGTATAATTTCTTACATCATTGGTTTTACATGGGGACTTTTATTTACAAAAGGTGTTAAGACAAGAGATGTCAACCCTCTAAGCTGGAAGCCAAATATTGGTTATAAGAACTTAACGAAACAAGACCAGAAGGATCTTGAAAAGAATGGCATCAAGGGTTCCATTCAAATTAAAATGAAGAATGAAAGAAAGAAAAGAGTTCGTGATATTGTTTCAATTGCCTACGGTCAAGACACTCCCGGTCTAGAAGATGATGATATTATAGATGCTTTAGGGATAGCTCTTTGGTATTACAAGACTGGAGGAAGAGATGGCTCTTGAGCCTTACAAAGACAAAGCGTTTTTGTATGAGCATTATGTTAAAAAGCGTATGAACCTAACAGACATCGCAAAGCTTTTACAAAAAAATTACAATATTACTGTTACACCGCAGGCTATATATAACTGGTGTAAGAAATATGATCTTTTAAAATATAGAGGAAAAGGAAGAAGCTTATCTTCTGCCAAAATTAAGAGACCGAAATCTCCAGCCCAAATAGAAGTTGAGAGAAGAAGAAGAGAGAATAGAAAAAGAAATCAAGCAAGAAAGAAAGGAATGAAATGAGAAGAAGCGTTACAGCAAAAGATATGACAACA